AGAAGACGGTGACGACGGCTGTTCTCAGGATCGGGCAGAGCGAACTTGACGAACTTGGTATTGAGCTGGTCTTCGATGTGACCCGGCCGGAAGTGCAGGCGGGTATCCGGCAGGTGCTCGAAGCCGTGGCGACCAAGACCAACAACACGACCTGGAACGACCTGATAGAGCTCTTCCAGGAGGCAGAGCGAGAAGGCGAGGGTATCCCTGCCATCCAGGAGCGGCTATCGGCTTATTTTGGAGATCGGAAGTCAGATTTTCAAACGGAGAGAATAGCGCGCACGACAATGACTGGAAGTTCCAACTTCGGCAGCGTGGAGGCCTGGAAACAGTCGGAAGTTGTTGACGGCCACACGTGGATCAGCGCGCTCATCCCGGGCCGGACACGAGAAGATCACGCCCTGGCGCACGGGCAGACGGTGAGACTCGGCCAGATGTTCACCGTTGGCGGCGAGAGCATGCAGTTTCCCGGCGACCCGGCGGCGAGTGCAGGTAACATAATTAACTGTTTGTGCGTAACTGTACCTAATGTGATGGAGCAATGACTGACCGCTTGTTACCTTTAGTGCATGATGGTGCTATAATTGAGCCCAGGACGCGGGTGCTCCTTTTGGCTGTCAGGCAGGCGTTGATTATTGTACTTCGGGCTTTGGAGGATTATCTGGGGATAGAGCAATCTATTTCCAGACGCGTTCGATAGTTCGATAAACCGAATATTAGTCGCTAGGATTACCACGCGGCGCATTTCGTACCTTGCCAGGATTACCGAGCAAGGCACAGAGATACGCCGTTTTTTGTTTAGGAGTGAACCAGAAATGACACTGACATACAAGACCTTTACAGTCGAAACCAAGGCCATCGACGAAGATCAGGGCATTTACGAGGCGATGGTCTCTACGGAGAGCGTTGACCGGGACGGCGACGTTCTATTGGCTGATGGAGCAGTGCTGGATAACTACGTCAAGAATCCCGTCGTCTTATTTGGCCATGATTATCGCAATCCAAACGCGGTCGTCGCCAGAGCTCTCGAAGTCGAAAAGATCGCCGGGAAGGGGATAAGGCTGGTCTTCAAGTTCCTCGGGCGCGGCATTTCAACGTCTGCCGATTTGGTCCACGACCTGTGGAAAGAAAAGTTTCTGAATGCGATGAGCGTTGGTTTTATCCCCAGGGAGATGGAGCGGCGTACGGACGAGAACGGCGAGCAGCTGGCCAGGGGACTGCTCTTCAAGGTCTGGGAGATGCTCGAAGGCTCGATTGTAACGATCCCCGCCAATCAGGACGCGCTCCGCCTGGCCTATGCGGACTTGGAGGCCAAGGGCTACAGCAGAGACGACATTGACGAATTATTTCAGGCCAAACGCGGCCGGGTGCTCTCTGCTGCCAACGAGAAGCGCATCCGCCAGGCGGTCGCGGCTTTGCAGGAGGTGTTGGAAAGCCTGGGGGATGAGTCGGAAGAAGAGGGGCTGGAAGACTACCTGGAGAAAGACATCGTTACCAAGTTCGCCGGAAGCCCGATGAACCCGTTCGGCACGCACAGTTCCTACCAGTTCAAAGGCGGGATGGACGGCTACAAACGGGCCTGGCGGTTGCACTTCTCGCAGATTGGCGGGGGAGCGACTACCGGGACGGCCAGCGGACCGATCCGCGGAACGGTCCGGCGTTGCGAGATGATCGCAGCAACTTTGCAGTCCCCTTGTAGTTTACCTTCGACTGATGGCATCGGCCCGCGCGCTGGCCCCAAGTCCCCCCTGGAAGGCACTTTTCCGGAGAAACCGTCCGATTACGGCCTAGACGCGTGGAAGGATCCGGAGACGGACGCCGACCGGGAAGGGATCAAGCTCTCCTGCTCCGACCTAAAGATCATTAAGACGTCCGCACTGGCAGAGATCAAGCGCCGGGCCGAGGACCGCGAGCGCGAGGGTGCCGCTTCGCTTAGCGAAGATGATTTCCAGGCCACGGAAGAGAAGCCTTTCAAAAACGAGCACGCCTGCCGCCTGCTCGACCCCGAGAAGTTCGATCAGGACAGCTTCCGGCGCACCACCCGGAAGCACGATGGCAAGGAATACGCGGTCATCATGGGCAAACTGAATGGCGAAGATAAAAAGATGACCGACCAGGCTTTTCGCTACCCCAAGGACACCTGGAACGTTGAAGAAGCCCGCAAGCATTGCAATGACCACGACGGTATTGAGTTTGCCCCTGCTATAGGGGAAGAAGAGAATGAGAATTACACCCTTTCTGACGATTACTGCGCTCACCGCAAGGCGGGCGCGCTGATCACGGCGATGGACGAGAGCGACGCTGAGCCAAACATTGATGACACCCCCGATACGGGTACGCCCGACGATACGGGTACGCACGACGCGAGCGAAGCAGAACTTGAAGCCCTGGCCGGACCTTTATCCAACCTGTTAGAAACGCTAAAAAGCGGGCTCTTCCAAAGAGCCTAGGAGGACCTTAGAAATGACTACACCGATTGACAACGTGATCGCTGAGATCGCCGAACTCAACAACACCATCAAGGAGCACCTGCCGAAAGACGCCACGCTGGACTGGACCGGCGTGGAGGACAAAATGGCGGAGCTCCTGCAGAAGCACTCCAAGGCCGTGCTGGATACCATCCCCGTACGGGCCGGAGAGCAGTTCCAGAACGCGGCCACCTACCGCGCAATCGAAGGCTACACCGGCAAGTACAAGCAGGAGCTGACCGACATCATCGCCAAGGGCGAGCACAAGGTCGGCAACTGGCGCCTGAAGGCCGTCGATCTCTTTTTGGCAAAATCCCTGATCCAGCGGGCCAACGACATGAAATCCAACCGGATCTCGTTCGCCGGTGAAGAGAAGGTCAAGCCGGTCTCCGGTGACCTGGATGCTGCGGTCAAGCTGATGACTTCTACCGGAACGGGTATCGGCGACGAGCTGGTCCCGACCGGCATGGCCACTGAGCTGTGGGACGACTTCTTCATGGCTTCCCGCATCGCGGCCGACCTTGAGAACCAACCCATGCCGACCGACCCGTTCGACGACCCGCTGGGCCTGGGTGATGTTACCTGGCGCAAGGGCGGGCAGGGCCAGGCGACCACGGCGCAGAACGTTGCGACGGCCAAATCGACACTGACTTCGACCGAGCAGGTCGCGGAAGTGGACTGGAGCTACTCGCTCGACGAGGACAGCGTGGTCGCACTGATGCCAGCACTCCGCAAGCGGCTGACGATCTCCGGCGGCGAGGGGATGGATGCCTTCTGCTTGAACGCAGATAGCACCGACGCTGCTACCGGGAACATCAACCTGGACGACGCCGACCCCGACGCTGACAGCTACTACCTGTCTTCGGGCCAGGACGGCATCCGGCACCTGTACATCGTGGATAACACCGGCCAGCACGTCAATGCCGGTGGCGACGCTCTGGCGGACGCGGACTTGACCAGCGCGCTGAACCTGCTCGAAAAGTACGGGCTGGACCTGAACGCGGTCCGGATCGTGCCCGGGATCGGCGCCTACTTTGCCATGCTGGGACTGACCAACGTCGCAACCGTGGACAAGTACGGCCCGCAGGCTACCATCCTGCGCGGCGAGCTGGCCCGTTACCGCGGCGTGCCCGTGATGCCATCGGCCAGCCAGCCGAAGGCAGAAGCGGACGGCAAGGTCTCCACGACTGCCGGTAACAACACGCTCGGGACGATCTCGCTCTACAACCGCAACTTCTGGAAGGTCGGCTTCAGGCGCGGCTTGCTGATCGAAGTGGACAAGAACATCCGCACCCGCGAGCTCTACATGGTGCTCAGCTTCCGCATCGCCGTAGCCGCACACGGGACCAGGAGCACAGCTGACCATACTTCTGGAGTGCGTAATATCCTGTTGTAAGCAACCTTTGCGGTATCCGTAACATTCCGCTCTAAATAACCGGGGGCCGGGAAACTGGCCCCCAAGGAGAAAACTTAACATGACCGGAGAATTTACTACTGAGCATTTTGGTTTCGCGCTTCCCTACGCCGTCGCCAATGCCGTGACGAACGCCGCCGATGTGGACCTGACCCTGACGGGTGGCAATACCCTGATGGTGATGCCTAAAGCGGGCTCCGTGATCGGTATTGCCGTGCGCGCAACTGCGGACCTGACGGCGGGCTCTGCAACGTTCGAGGCGCACAAAGACGGCACGGAGTTTGCCGATACGAGCGCGCCGGTGCTGACCCTCTCGGATACCGTCCAGGAGAGTTACGCGAGCGTCCGGCGCGGTGCGTTGAAGTTCGCGGCCGGCGAAGCCATTGGTGTGTCCTACTCATCGAGCACGGATGCAGCCCCGACGAACACGAATGACTACGACGCTGTTTTGTTCGTAGCCTTCGACAACGACTAACCGCATCCCGAAAGCAGCAGCCCGCTCTGCTACTGCCAGGCCGATGTCGCCCACTCCTACCACGCCGAGCGATCGACCGTAGAGGCCAGCGGCCTGGGAGAAGCGCTGCTTGTCCCATCGTCCTTGGCGAAGAGCGAGCACGCCGTCGGGGATGCTTCGGTCGATGGCGATGATCAGCCCCATGGTGAGCTCGGCCACCGCCACC